GTGGTAATGTGTTGGTTGGACTTACAAGCTCATCTATTACTGCTGTAGGAACTACAATATATGCACATGGAGAACTTAATTGTTGCACTAGTGGTATTGCTCCTATTGCAATTAACAGAAAAACAAGCGATGGAAATTTAATCAGATTTTTCCAAGATGATGTTGAAGAAGGTAATATTTCTGTATCAGGCTCTACTGTTTCTTATAATGGTGGTCACTTATCTCGCTGGTCGCAGTTACCTGACGGTTCTAAAGACGACACAATCCTAAAAGGCACAGTCATGTCTAACCTTGACGATATGTGCGTTTGGGAAAAAGACGGTGTAGTTGCTGAAAACGAACAGTTAAACAAGATGAAAGTATCCGATGTAGAAGGCGATACGAATTTTGCTGGCGTTTTTGTAAACTGGACTATGGATGATGCTTACGGTGTAGATGATATGAATGTGGCTATGACAGGCGATATGATTATTCGTATTGCACAAAGTGTCGTAGTTCAAAAAGGTGATTTGCTAATGTCTGCTGGTGACGGTACTGCTAAACCACAAGGCGATGATATTGTTCGCTCTAAAACAGTCGCTAAAGTAACTTCAAACTACATAACTTGCACATACGCAGACGGTTCATACTGTGTGCCTTGTGTATTAATGGCTTGTTAATTAAGGAGAATTAAAATGGCAACAACATATCAATGGAATGTAGTACAGATGGACAGACTTACTTCTGACGGCTTTGTAGTCACAGTACATTACACAGTAAACGCTGTTGATGGTGATTACACAGCTTCTACCTATGGCACAGTAGGCTACACAGAGCAGCAAGGTGAGCAATACATCCCTTACGCAGACTTGACTGAAGCTGAAGTCGTTGGCTGGGTGCAAGAATCGCTGGGTAAAGACGCTGTAGAGGAGTCTTTGGCAGCCAATATCGCCCTACAAAAGAACCCAGTAGTGGAATCAGGAACACCTTGGTAATTTAACTTTAATAGGAGAACAACGATGTCCGAGAAAAAAACACAGACAATCGTAATCGATGATGTAGAACACAATTTTGAAGAGATGACTGATGAGCAGAAGTTACTAGTTAATCACTGCTTAGACTTAGATCGTAAGATTGCTTCTACACAATTTAATTTGGATCAGCTTCAAGTAGGTAAGGAGGCATTCCTTGCTAGACTCAAAGCTGCCTTAGCACAACCAGTAACTGAATAATAAAAATCATGGCAGACATCGATCCAATAGAATACGGTAAATTAGTTCACGCTGTAGAGAACTTAGAATCCAAAGTAAGTGCAATGGAGTACGACATCAAGAAACTGGTAGCTATGGCAGAGAGGTCTAAAGGCTCTTTGTGGGCTATTATGGGAGCTGCCTCAGTCTTTGGTGGTTTTGTAACTTGGATGGCTGACTTGGTGTTTAGAAAATGAGTAGACCACATTCCGTAGGAAAAGTATTAACTCCTAATACCAACACAACAATGTTTACTGTACCAACTAGAAACATTGCTAGATGGAGCTTGCTGTATGCTTATAATGGCACAGCATCTGCTAAGAACTTTAGAGCATGGTGGTATGACTCCTCAGCCAATGTAGAGATTCCTATTGTATATGATTATCCTTTAGCAGCTAAAGAATTCTTGAAGTTTGATGGCTCTGATGTTATCTTAGACGAAGGCGATGAGATTAGAGTATTTATAGAATCTGGTGCTACTCAGCCAGGGTGTGTGATTACAGTAGAGTTAGAGCAACGCAGTACTGTACAGAACTATAACTAAGGAGTAGTAATGCCACTCGCTAAAGGTAAGTCACAGAAGACAATCAGTAAGAATATCTCTAAGATGGTCAAAGAAGGAAGACCACAGAAGCAAGCAGTCGCAATCGCATTATCAACCGCTAAACAAAAGAAAAGGAAATAATATGCCAATGGTCAAAGACAAGAAGTTCCCCTATACAACTAAGGGTAAGAAGCAAGCTAAGCAGTATGCTAAGAAGACTGGTGCTAAAGTAGTAGCTAAGCCCATGAAGAAGATGGGAGCTATGCGTGGCTACTAAGCCTGGCTTGTATGCCAACATCGCAGCAAAGCGTCGTCGTATCGCTGCGGGATCTGGCGAGAAGATGCGTAAGGTAGGGGCTAAGGGTGCTCCTACTGCTAAACAATTTAAGGAAGCTGCTAAGACAGCTAAGAAGAAATAATGGTTAAGAAAGTCTATCAGAATCCTGAAGGTGGTTTAAACGCTAAAGGAAGGGCTTACTTCAACAAGAAGACAGGCTCTAACCTTAAGCCTCCAGTTTCTGCTAAAGAGGCTGCAAAGTCCCCTAAAGCAGCAGGAAGACGTAAGAGCTTCTGTGCTCGTATGAGTGGTGTAAAAGGGGCTATGAAAGACGAGAAAGGCAGACCTACCCGCAAAGCCTTGGCATTAAAGAAGTGGGACTGCTAAGTAGGGTATTGACTTTTAATCAATTTTATGGTATAATATAGAGATATGAACTACATTCAACTAGTAAATGACGTACTTATACGGCTTCGTGAGCCTGAGGCTTCCTCGGTCTCTGATAATGCCTATGTAAAATTGATTGCTAGGTGTGTCAATGATTCTAAGAGGGTCGTAGAAGACTCCTACAACTGGAATGCTTTGTCTGAAACTCTTAGTGCTACCACTACAGCCGATGTGTTTAACTATGTCTTAGTAGGCTCAGGACAAAGATTCAGGGTTATCGATGTTATTAACGATACTCAGAATGCTTTCGTAGAATTAGCCTCTACCAGGTGGATGAATCAGCAGTTCTTAATGACTACTCCTCAGAAGGGGTCTCCTGCGTACTATAACTTCAACGGTACTAACTCCAACGGAGATACTCAGGTAGACTTATACCCTATTCCTAATGGTGCTTATAACCTTCGTTTTAACATTATTAAACCACAAGTACCCTTAGCAGTTAACGCTGATACTTTACTAGTACCTGAAGAGCCTGTAATCCTAGGTGCTCTTGCAAGGGCTCAGGCAGAGCGTGGTGAGGACGGAGGAGTCCAGGCTGGGGAGACATATCAATTAATGAAACAGAGCTTAGCAGACGCTATAGCACTTGAATCAGGACGGTATTTAGAAGAACAAGAGTGGGTCTGGAACTAATGGCTAGTCCACTACAAACAGCTTCAGTAGCAGCTCCTGGGTTCTATGGATTAAACACTCAAGAGAGTAGTGTTACATTGTCGTCAGGGTATGCTCTGAAGGCACAGAACTGTGTGATTGATAAGTATGGTCGTATCGGTGCAAGACGAGGCTGGACACCTGTTAATACTACTATCAATGCAGATTTAACATCTAGTAATCCAGTAGAATTTATCTTTGAGGTAGTTACTGGTGGCGGTACTGAAGTACTTAGTGCTGGTAATAATAAGTTATTCGTAGGCACAACTACGATGACTACTAAGACAGTACGCAATACGACTAATAGTGGCGATGCAACATATACGATTACTGCTAACAACTGGCAAGGTGCTGCTCTATCATACGGGGATGTAAATGACTTTCAGCCTCATGTTTATTTAGCACAGGCTAATCATCCGATGCTAGTGTGGCATGAGTTACCTGTTTCTGGTAATCCTTTTGGATCTCACGATAGTGGTACTTTTGGTTTCCAACGAGTAGGTGACGCAGCTAAACTACCATCTAATCACAATACAGCATCGTTTATGCCTAGTTGGGTTATATCTGCTTACGGTAGGGTTTGGTGTGGTGGCATCAGTGGAGATACACAGACTGTCTACTTTAGTAACTTATTAGAAGGTTCTGACTTCTTAGATGGTTCTGCTGGTTACATTAATTTAGAAGAGGTATTACCTAACGGTGATCCTGTTGTTGCTGCTGCAGCACATAATGGATATATTATATTCTTTGGTAAAAAGAACACAGCAATCTACGCTAATCCTCTAGATACTGCTTCATTAACCTTAGTAGAAATATTAAACAACGTAGGCTGTATTGCTCGTGATTCAGTTCAGAGCTTAGGTACAGACGTTATATTCTTATCTGACGCAGGAGTTCGTAGTCTACAGCGAGTCATCCAAGAGAAGTCACTACCGATGCGTGATATCTCTAAGAATGTTCGTGATGATTTAATGGCAGCAGTCGCTTCTGAGACAGACCTAACTAAGATTAAGAGTATCTATTTTGAACGTGATGCTATTTATTTATTAACGCTACCAACTACTAAGTTTGTATATTGCTTTGACACCAGGGCTGCCCTACAAGATGGTGCTATGCGTGTAACTATTTGGGATAGTATTGAGCCTAAGGCTTTTTGCGTAACACAGGATAGAAATTTATTTATAGGTAAACCTGGTTACATTGGTAAATACTTCGGACATGCTGATAATACTGCTTCATATCGTTTACAGTACTATACTAACTACTTTGATTTTGATGCTTCTACTTCATTAAAGATATTGAAGAAGATTGGCTGGGTATTGATTGGTGGTACTAACCAGTCAGTAGCTATTAAGTGGGGTTTTGATTATAGTGAGAGCTACCAAGCTACCACTTATAATCTAGATGCTGCTACGGTATATGAATATAATAACTCGACTATAGATACTATTCCTGGATCAACAGAATATAATATTGCTGAGTATACCTCAGGTATTGTTTTAGATCGTTTTAATATTAATGCTGGCGGTCAAGGAACTGTAATGCAATTAGGCTTAGAAGCAGATATTAATGGAAACCCAGTTTCAATTCAGAAAATAGACGTAGCAATTAAGCAAGGAAAGACTTTAGTCTAAGGACATAACATGGCAAACTATACAAAAGCAACTAACTTTACAGCTAAAGATGGATTACCTACTGGTAACTCAGGTA